TTTGTTGACAGACCGGGACGAATACAATTATTGCATCCAAAGGGGATATAATCCCCTTTTGGATTTGCGTAATTTCCGCATGGATATTCGTTTGAGGGTTGAGATACAACGGGAATTGTTCGGGCATTGTATTACGGGACGGGGCGCAAATATCATGGCGGCAAATGAGCGTTTTTTTCGTTGGGTATGGGATAACAAGCCGCACCAATGCGAAGAATGTTTAAAGCCATTACGGAATTATTCCGCCGTTTATTGTTCCCACATTTTGACCCGTGGAGCATACCCGGAGGCAGCGCACGATGCAAGGAATATAAATATACTTTGCTTTGAACACCATAACCAATGGGAAAACGGGGATAAATCCAAAATGCGCATTTATCCGGGCAATATTAGGATAATAGAGTTAATAAAAAAAGAGTATGGAAGTTTGGAAAGAGATAGACGGATATAACCAACGTTACGAGGTTAGCAATTACGGGCGGGTTCGTTCTAAAGATATGGTTATAAATGGACGGTTACAGAATTGCCATAAAAAGAAAGGGCGAATATTGAAACCGCATACAGATAAAGAGGGTTACACGGGCGTTGTGCTTTGCATTAGTCAGAAAAGAAAGACATTTCGTTTACATAGATTAGTTGCGGCGGCGTTTATTCCCAACCCGGATAATTTGCCGGAAATTGACCATATCGACGGCGACCGAGCCAATAACCATATTGATAATTTGCGTTGGAGTAATCGCAAACAAAATTCCAATAATCCAATAACCCGAAAACGGGTTGCATTGTCTAAAATGGGACAATTAAATCCAAATTACAAAGGAGAATGAGAACCAAGAAAAGAACACCCGATTACGGGGCAATTTCCCGGTCGTCAATCAAAAAAGATTTCCAAAGGGCACAAAGATACCCGACCGAGGAAAAAACCCCGCAAATCGAAGAATTGCCAAAAATAAACGCCGAACGTCGCATTATCCATATATCGGACGGAAGCGGTTACGCCAAATTTGCCCGGTACATTGTTGGTAAATTGGTACGACTGAAAGAAAAAGCGAACGTTGGCGGCAATTCGTGGTATTGCGAGTTTGTACATGACGACGACCGGAAAGCCTTAAATATGGCGGCGGGTTGGTCTGATAATAAGAAAATGTATTTATTCGATGGCGTAAAATTCAAATAGTTATGAGTGTAAACAAAGTTATTTTATTGGGGCATACAGGAAAAGCCCCGGATTTTAAGGAGTTCGACAACGGCGGTTGCGTTGCGACCTTTTCGTTGGCAACAACTAAACGAGGGTTTACGACAAAGGACGGGCGACAAATCCCGGAGCGTACCGAGTGGCACAACATTGTATTGCAAAATGGGTTGGCAAAGGTTGCCAATCAGTACGTTAAAAAGGGCGATAAACTTTATATTGAGGGGGAATTAAGAACCCGGAGTTATGACGATGCGCAAGGCGTGAAACGGTATATTACCGAGATTGTCGCAACCGATATGGAAATGTTGACACCCAAAGGAACCGGAGCCGGAACGCAAGCCCCGCCGCCGCCCGTGCCGGATGCACCCGCCCCAAATAATCCCGACGACGATTTACCGTTTTAATTTGTTTTGAGTATGGGAGCGATAAACGGACGGGTTATTTACAGCCCAAAAGGGAAAGCGGCGGAATACGCCGAGAATGCAGCCAATTTTTACGTTGGTTGTTCCAACGGATGCACGTATTGTTATTTGCGCAAAGGTATTGGGGCAAAGGTATTGGGCGGCAATACCCCGGA